TGCAAAAAGAACTGGGTCATCTGGCCCAGTGCTTGCGCGGTTTGTGTCGCTCCTCTAGCCGCGACCTGACCCACCGCATCTTGGAAGGTAGGCATTCGCAGTTGTGCGCCTCGCCTCTGATATGTGGGACGTTCAACCATTAGCCGCCCTGTCCTGCGTTACCGCTATAGCCCATTGAGGCCATTTGCATCATATCGCGGGCAAAGCCTATTTTGGCATTTGTCCGCGCCATTTTAACCCCAACATCTCCGGCCTGTCTGAGATTGGCCGCTTGCATTTGTGACATACTTTGAGCTAGCGAGGCATTGTCTAACTGTATACTGAACTCGTCCGCTGCGCCCCGCATACTCGCTATGTTGATGAGTGACGTGCTTTCGCCCGACACAAACGGCGCAAGGCCACCGGCGGCGGCTCGAACATTGGCCGTGGCCATTGCCTTCTGCACGTTGCGAAGAATTTCAATGCCTTCACGCTTGTAGGCCAGTGCATCAGTACGGCCTTTCAGTTCAGCCTGTCTAGCCTGAGCATAGTAAGCGTTGCGTTGATACTTGGCAGACTTAACCTTTGCTTGCCCAGTCATAACCGAGAGTAATGTACTCATGCTCCAACACTCACTTTGTAATCAAGAGCCAAGACCGTGAAGAACACCGGCTTGCTCTGGCTAATTGTTATCTGGGCATCACGGCTGTAGCCGAGAAATCCCATTTGTTTTTTAACGCCGGTGAAGGTTGGAACTGACCCGGTGCCGGACAAGGGCAGGGTTTGTAACTGCACCTCTTTGCCTTGCACCGTTAGGTTCTGCGCTCTGTCCAGTATTGGTGTAACCTCAACCACCCGCCGCCGTGCCGACTGACTAGAGCCGGATGCAGCCCTTGGCTCAAATGGTTGCGTGGTTACCGTAGGCGTGAATGGAAGGCCCACCTCGGCATAGCTTGCCGGAACGCCGCCCAATGTGGCATTGCCTGATGCGACCGTGTCATTGGCGTCAACAATGTCATCGCGGATTACGTTGACCACCTCGCCCTCAAGGTGGCTGAGAGAACCCGCCGTTGTGTTACTCGGCAATGCTTGGTCAGGCGCGACCGGGTTGGCGTAGTATTGCAAGCTGCAATCGGTTGTGCGGTCATCGTCAAATGTTTCTATGTAGTATTTGGCCGCGCCACCGATGGTTCTTTTAACAATGCAATAGATGGTATCGCCATCAACCGCGACATCGATGAAATCACCGTCTGTTGAGAACGTACTAGCCGCCACAATCTGTTGTGGCCTGTTCAGCATGAACGCCGCGATATTGCCCGCAAACCCAGCGCTTGCCGCCCTGTAGCCCGTTGTCGTTGAGCCATTGACCACCATCAGCAAATCGCCCTCGGTGGTATCTGTGGCCGGTCTAAGCGCCATGCGTTGCGGGTCCAGTATCATGTGACTGCAAAGAAGGCTGATGTTGTTGGCCACGTAGGACAGTTCGACATCAGAGAACAGCATTTCACGCAATGCCTTGCCCTCTTTGGACATGAACAGCGTACCGCCTTCGGCAGCTTGCGGACGCAATCCCAGCTTAGACCCGCGCCGTGTGGCAGACTTGACCGTTACGTTGCTTGGCGTGATTGGTGTGAGGTCGGCTTGAGGCACAAAGAACTCGGCCCCGGTGGTGAATATTTGCAAGTCACGGCCAGAGCGCAGCGCCGTGATGGCGTTGACGCTGTCGGTGGCCAAGGTGACTTTTATGGCATCGTCATCCAAAGCCTCTGAGGCTTTGAAGTTGAAGAAGTCGGATACTTTGGAGCCAAATAGCGTTGCGGGTTCTGACGCACTCCCACCAAAGTACAGACGCCCTTCGTGGAACGTACACGTTCTAGGCCAGCCGCGTGTGTTAGACCAACAGTCCTCATAACCGGCTTCTAGTTCCCATGAGCCAGCGGCAATGGCCGTGTCAGCTTTAGCAAAGGGCACCTCGGTAATCACGCGGACAACCGTGCCGCTGACGTACTCAAAGATGCGAGCGCGGCCAAAATCATTCGTGACGTTGATGTACTGGTTGACGTTGCCGCTTGAGAAGATGCTAGACCCAGCGGTCACTGTTACCACCCCGGTTACCGCATCAGGCGTGATTGTGGCACTAGGGTTGCTGGTGGAAATTGTAAAAGCGGACAACGGCTTCGTTAGGGTTAAGGCCGCAACGGTCCAAGTCTGATTGTTAGCGCCCCTCGTAATTTTAAATGGCGCGAAGTTCTCATGCGTGCAAATCAGCGTGTCGGCTGACTGCGTAAAGTATAGCTTTTGTAGGTCAAAGGCTGACACATCGTACAAGGTGCCCACCGAGTAATCTATGTACTCATTAGTTGTGCTGTTGAGGTTCTCTATTTGCGTCTGGTCTGCGAAGAAACGAAAGCGGATGGTCGAACTGGTATTGTAGGCAGACGCCACAATCATAAATTTCTGGGTGGTGCTGAACTCAAACGGTATCAACATTACCGAGTTGCTGGGGTTGTCGGCAGTGAGGTCATGCACAAACCGGGTGCCTGGGCGGCGACTGAACCCGCCTTGAGGCTCAAAGACAACATTGTCCGCAAGGTCCACCGACGAATAGTATTGCTGCAAGTCAATGCGACCGCGCAGGAGCGGGTCCAGTTCACCGACTGTGAAGGACGCTTGATATTGCTGGGTGCGGCTCATCTGATGTCAGTCAGCAAATAGTCAGAGATAACCGATGGCGGGGTGCCGCTGCTATCCATAGACATCGCCTGACGTAGCCAGCCGCCTCGAAAGTTCTCTGCCGGTGAGCCAAGGGCAATGCCGCGCCAGTATTGGCTCTTTGTGGTCTGGTCAGTGATAACCTCGGCCAAGTGCCACGCAAGCTGGTACACCATTAACGTGATAAAATACGGCGGCATCTGCGCTTCCGGCACCGCCTTCTGGTAATCAATGAAAATGCTGGTCTCGTTGGTCATCAATACAGATAGACCGCCGGTTGATTGGTTTATCTCGTAGGACCGAACCAGTGGGGCATTAGCCGCCGAACTGGTACGCACGGCGCGAGGTACGCCGGTGAGCATGTCAGATGGCAGAATATATTCGTAGGTCCACTCTGATGCTGGTGTGTTGGTGCTTCTGGCCAGTTCGACCTTGGCCACGGTAAACGACCAAGAGAAGATGCCGAGAGTGCTGTTTTTGACCATGTCATAGACAATGCTGCAAGCCTGAGAACCGGCAGTGCCATCGTCAAAACTTGAGATACTTTCATCGCCCAACAGTAACAGCGCCTGATTGCAAATCGAAATGCTTGTATCGCCTTGGGCCATGTATCAACTCCAATAGGTACGAGGGCGGATTGCCCGCCCCCGTAGTCAGTATTAGTCGCTGTCAGTGACCGCGATTGTCACGCCGTCACCCACGTCCACTACGCCGCTGGCATTGGACACAACAACGTGGTGCGAAGCTGTGGCAGTGCCGCCGGTTGAAGCGAAGCTGTAGATTAAGTCACCGACTGAAACGTCATCGGATACATCGTTAAAGTACCCAGCACCGTCCACCACGGTTTTAGCATCAGTGGTTTTATACGACCACATGCAGGGCGCTTTGCCCTTCATTGATTGGCCACCGATTGGCGACCAGTTTGCTCTTGCGAAAGCCATCTAGATTACTCCCTAGTTGTGATGTCTACGATGCCAGCGGCATCAATTGCGACAGCACCCATAGACAGACATGCAGCAACCAAGAACGAAGTTTTCTCAGCGATGTAGTCAATCTTTGTCGTTGGTGCCATTCCGACTGCACAGCCAATCGCAGACTTGTGGAACGCAAAGTTTGTGCGGTCGGACGAGCCGTCGATTGCCAAGCCACCCTCGTCGCGGTCGCCAAGCACATGCACGGTGAATCCCATGAACGTGTTGATGTCTCCGCGCTGAAGCGCTTGAAGTGAGGTGTAGTCCGAACTTACAGCCCGCTCGTCACCCAGCAACCCGGCCAGACCGTTTGCGTGAATTACGAGGTGTCTGTCAGTTGCTGGAACATTTGCGGCATTCAATGCTTTCGCGGCGGCTATGAGCTTGCCTACGTTAAGATTGGATGCAGCGGCTGACCCTGACGTTACAACCGTATTAGCGACCGTGGTGCCCGCTGATGCTGCTGCGATTGCGTCCAGAATTAACTGGTCTTGGCGGCGTCCGATTGCAGAGCCTACGACTTGCGCTAACTCGGAACGCTCGTCAAAGTTCACCTTTTGCTGGTTAAAGATGTCACTGTACTCAGCCGCAATGTAATCCTGCAATGTACAGCTTACGGTCGCAAAATCGGTGTTGAGGGGAACTACGTCAGTTTGTGGTGAGCGCAGTGATGCGGCACCCTTTCCAACGGTCGGGAAGTTGACGGTCGAACCTTCAACTCCTGTTCTTGTGCGTACTGTTCCAGCTAACATTGAAGTGCCCTGATAGGCTTGTTTTACTTCGCTGTCGAAAAGCTGGACAAACGCTGGGGAAAGTCCTGTAGACATGATTGTCTCCTGATTAAACCAAAAATTCGTGTCTGGTTATCGGGAAACATCCCGGCCTCTACGTGTGAGGACCGGCCCTCAAGGGGTTGTCAGTCAAAACCGCCTTACACGATTTCGTACAATGTGTAAATACTAGGTGTAACTTTTGATGTATGTACAAAAAATGGGGAGCAAGGCAAGGACGAGAAAACCTTGCCCCCCAAGTTGCGCCAAGCGGGGAGAAAAACCTGGCGAGGCGAACTAACCGTATCGGCGGTTAAACTCATTCTCAACTTTTTGCCGATACGCTGGGTCACTTTGGTAGCGTGGGTCTGCCATGCGGCTTTGCATCTCGACCGTAAAATCTGCCTCAGACAATTGTTCTTCCGCGACCGGGGCCAGCGGTATCTTGGACATATCGCCGGTCATCGTGCGAACTTTCTGCATCAGCCGCTGGCCAATGGCCGTGCCGCCCCAGTTGTTTAACTCAGCGCGTTCATCTTCTGAGACAATGCCCTTGCGAACTAGGCCGTCAGCCCAGGTCACATTGCTTTTGATTATCTCATTGGCATTAGGTCCAAGAGCCTCATGTTCTGCTTTGTAGTCAGCTTCAGCCGCCGCCACGTTCTCGCCGGACATCTGTGTGATGGCACCGGCAAGTTCGTCAAATGCCTCTTGGTTCACATTGTATTTTTTTGCCCAGCCTAGATAGGTATCAACCACCGGGTCATTTAACTCATAACCTGCCTCGGTCAGCACATCGGTTGAGTATTCGTCGGGCGCTTTGTGCTTTCCCTGGCTAAACTTCTTTTGCAGTTCGTCATAGCTTTTGGCTAGGTCTTCCGGCTTGGCGAACTTCTCGTCAAGCCACGCTGGTCGTTCCTCTTTTGCCGGTTTCTCATCCTCGACGCGGTGCGGCATTGCCTCATCTGCAACCTCACTTTCTGGCTCAGAACTTGACACACCGTCCATAAGGCTACTGGGTTCCGGCGTTTCAGTCTCGGCCACTGTTTGACCTTCATCATTTAACGTCATCGGCTCTTTTCACTCGCTGAATTATTTCTCTAACGATGCTGTTCTGACCTTCGCGGGCGTACCCAAAGCTGGCATCGCCGCCCGGTGACCAACAAGGCTGGTCGAGGGTCTGGGCATGTAGGTGCGCCAAAACCTTCTTGCCCGCCGGTGTGGTAAAAGTGCGTTTAAAGTTAAGGTCCATCTCGCGCATCAAATCGAGAGGTTCTAGTTTGACCGGCTGGGCCTCGGCGTTGACGCCATCCCAGCCAGGGGAGTTTATGCTTCGAATACGTTGGGCGTTGTTCATGCTTGTGGTGCCTCAGTTGGCGGTGCCCCGCCCATCTCTTGCTCTGCCATCATGGCGGCTGCTTCTGCCATTTGCGCTTGCATCTCGGCGCGTTCTTCTAACGTGGTGCGTAGGTCAGCGGGAATGCCAAGCTGGTCCGCAATGTAATCGCCAACCGCATCCATTTTGATAAGTGTCTGGCCGACCGGCCCCAGCATCTGGCTTATCTGCATGAACTGCATAATCTCACCCAGCCGCTCGGCGTTGTTTGCCATAGCCAAAGGGCTTTGTGGA